TAGCGGATATGGGTCAAAAACCTACTAAGCTTCATACCATCGACCGTATCGAAGTGAATGGAAACTACGAGCCGACTAATTGTAAGTGGTCCACCCGTAAAGAGCAAAGACTGAACCAAAGAAAACTCGCACGAATAGAAGACTTCACGATAGAAGAACTAGTCGCCGAGATAGAAAAGAGACGGCATGACCTCAGCAATTGAAACCTCTGTGAAGACAGATGTAACAAATACGAAGAGTTGGCTTGTACAGCATGAGCGACTTATCATCGTCGTCCTGGCAATCGTCGCGCTTGTCTTCGTCGGTAATAAGATTCTCGACAACCAAGCCACGCACGACAAGGCCGTCTCGGATGCTGCCGTTCAGCAGCTCAACGATACGAAAGCTCAGAACGCGGCGATCCTTGCCCAGGTCCAAGCTCAGGGTCAGCAGTACCAACAGCTCGTGGCTCAGCTTGGCGCGCAGAATGCCCAGCTTGCTGCAAGCATCCAGACACGCACAGTTGTCCTTCAGCAGCAGGTAAAGTCGGACGCGACCCTCCCCATGCCGGACCTCGGCAACCGCTGGGCACAACTGGCTAACATCAAACCCACAGATATCACTGCGACAACTGCCGGTATCACGGTTACACCTGTCGGGGCTTTGCAAACCACGCAGGCACTTGAACAGATACCTACCCTCCAGGCCAATGTCAGTGATTTGCAGCAAACTTCTGACAATAAGGATAAGGAGATCGCATCGGCAGACGATCTAATCACCGGACTTCATACCCAGGTGACAGGGCTTCAGACTCAACAGGTCGAAGCTGAAAAGACATGCAAGGCAGAAATCTCCACTGTGAAGGCCCAGGCGCGAAAAGGCAAGTTTAAGGCGTTCTTGTATGGCGTAGGCGTAGGCGCTGGAGTAACTGTTGTATTTGTATTACACGCTGTACTGTAAAGGAACCACATTGCAACAAATGAGTGTATTCGCTGAAACGATCATGCTCCAAAAGTATGCTCAGATAAAATTAGACGGCAACAAAGAAACATGGTACGACATAGCCCATCGAGTAGCACGAAATGTCCTCTCCGCTGTGGGAGCATCTGAAGAAACTATTCAGATTACAGCCAAAATTATCTACGAACGAAAGTTCCTTCCAGGTGGTCGGTATTTATACGCCGCAGGTAGAGACTTCCATCAGGTTCAGAATTGCCTTCTCATGCGCGTGGAAGACTCGCGCGAGGGATGGGCAGATCACCTTCAGAAGTGCGCCATGGCCCTTATGACCGGAGCAGGTATCGGTATCGAGTATAGCCTTGTCCGTGAAGAAGGCTCTATCATTAAACGCACAGGAGGCTTTGCTACCGGACCTTTGGCCCTTATGGAAATGACCAATCGTTGTGGCAACGGTATTATGCAAGGCGGATCACGCCGCTCCGCAATCTGGGCCGGACTCAAATGGTCTCACCCCGATGTACTGAAGTTCATCAAGATGAAAGATTGGTCGCCGGAAGTCAAAGCACTTAAGGCGCAAGACTTTAACTTTCCAGCTCCTATGGACGGTACGAACATATCAGTAGGTCTCGATACAGAGTTCTTTATTGCGTACAACAATACGCATCATCCAAAGCACGAGGTAGCGCAGAGGGTCTACTGGGATACCGTTAGACACATGCTAGAGACTGCCGAGCCTGGATTCTCTGTTGACTGTGGCGAGAACGAGGGCGAAGACCTACGCAACGCCTGCACAGAGATTACCAGCCGCGATGATTCTGATATTTGCAACTTGGCTTCAATTAACATGGCGCAGATTACAAGCCTAGAAGAAATGGCATATGTCACTAAATATGCAACAGAGTTCCTTCTAGCAGGGACAGTCTACAGCGATATTCCTTACGCTAAGGTGGCAGAGGTCAGGTCTCGTAACAGACGACTAGGACTTGGATTAATGGGCCTGCACGAGTGGTTACTTAAGAAAGGCCTACCGTATGGCCCTAGTGACGAACTGGCAACCTATCTAGATGTGTACGAAACATCTACTGACATTGCTAACGTCGCTGCCGATGCTCTTGGAATATCCAGACCAATTAAGACCAGAGCTATTGCCCCTACAGGAAGTATCGCTATTGTAGCAGAAACTACTGGCGGACTTGAGCCCCTATTCTGTGTTGCCTACAAGCGAAGATACCTTAAAGGTGGAGAATGGGTGTACCAGTACGTTTTGGACCCCACAGCTAAAAGGCTGATAGACGCTGGAGTTAATCCTGCCTCTATTGAGGACGCCTACACGCTGGCACAGACACCAGAGCGACGTGTGGCTTTCCAGGTGTGGCTACAAAGATGGGTAGACCACGGTATTAGCTCTACACTAAATTTACCGGCATGGGGCACAGAGTACAACAACGAGAGCCTTGTTAAAGGTTTTGGAGATATGCTTATGAAATATCTTCCCAAGCTAAGAGGATTTACTTGTTATCCAGATGGGTGCAGGTCCGGTCAACCATTCAGTGTGGTATCGTACAAGACAGCTATGAAACATAAGGACGAAATATTCATGGAGCAGATGGACATTTGCTCACTGACTGGCGGAGGAAGCTGTGGGTCTTAGACTAGAAGATGCGATCAGGTGTGAGTCCATCCCTCGAAAGACGGATGGACGCCTATAGACTGGCAACCTTACGGGACAGTCAATGGAGAATACGTGTCGCGAGCATACTATCTGGATCGCAAAGATGGATCTAAAGGTTATAGCAAAGATAACTGCGTAGTGTGCTGCTCTTGGTGCAACATATTCAGAAGGGACTTTTTAACCTACGAAGAAATGAAGGCTGCAATGTCCGCAGTCATGAAAATTAGAGCAAACAAACGCCCCTCCGACTAATAATCGAGAGGGGCTATTTTTTTGTCTATTTAGCTCTCATTGACCATCTATCCCTGGCCTACAGTCGGTAAATAATGACACTTCAGCGGAGCGTATACCGGCGTTCCATGCTAGGTGGCACGCGTACTTGAACTGCCAGAACTCTTCAGGCTTTAGTAAGCCCTTAGTATGTCCTAAAGCCGACATAAACCAAGTCTCGAAATTCATCGGCCAGTCTCCTTGTGCCAGTTGTAGTGTACTGCCGGATCACCACCTACTACCGCCCCGCAACGTGGACATAAAAGAACGGTAGTAAGTACACCATTGTACACGTCTTTGAAGGTGGATGTTTTCCATTCTCCTTTGATGTAGTTGAGCTTGAGGAAGTCGGCGAGAGGTAGTAGCTTCTTAGTCATGTCAGTATCATTTCATGATGGAACCATTTTGTCAAGTCTTTTGTAAAGGGAACTATAATGCACAAAAAGCCAGAGGTTTGAGCCCATGGCTTCCCGTTATGACTGTCACTATACCGATGCTCCATACATCTTACCGTCTCCACCAGGCCCATCGTTCTTCCGTAGATGGATCACTGTGGGATCGTGCTTGATCCTGTACTGTTCATTGCAGGCTGCTGCGTTTACGAAGACCGTTCCGTACTTGGCCGTCTCGTAGCCTGCCCCAGCGTGGATATGACCGAATACATGGATCAAAGGCTTGATCTGCTGGACGCGTTCAAGGAGAAGCTTATCCCCCACGCGCTCCACACCGCCTCCAAGCCGTCCCACCCAGTCCCGTATACCGTACGGAGGACCGTGCGTTACCAAGATGTCAGTGTCGTCAGGAATTTCGCTCCAGATCTGACGCAGCTCGTCGCCGTCCCTGGGAAGGTTGAACGCCCAGCCTCCGAACTCAGGTTGCCAAGGAGAGCCGTAAATCTTCAGCCCTTCGACGACGACCGGCATATCTCTTAAGTACGTTGCGTTGGTCAGCAGACTCTCCGCCTCGACAGGAAGATTCTGAAATAGGAAGTCATGATTTCCAGCGACGATAATCTTGTGCTTGTGTGGCAGCTCGCCTAGCCATGCGTTGAAGTCCTGCACAGACTTGACGGTGTTCTTATCAGAGCCCTCGCTGAAGTCTCCCGAGTGGATGAAGATGTCACCGTCAGGTACGATGAGCTGCCGGTGCTTCTCATGGGTGTCACTCGTCATCACTACTCGTAGGCTAGTCATTTGGTCTTCGCTTCCTTACGTTGTCTACTCGCGTACCGGCATCCAGGCCGTACTCCAAAGCCTCTTCGATTAGGATGCGTACAGATTCCTCGTTGTGCTCTTCCATCATGAGGGAGTCGGTGTCAACGTGCAGCGTTACGACGTATTGGCTCATCTATTGTCTCCCTCACTCTTGATGACACCGCGTGCCTTGCGGTCATAGAGTTTGTCTATGTTCGTCTGGGCAGCGTGCTCCAGTGTTATGCCCAGCTCTGTACACATCTGCTGTAAATACCAAAGATTATCGCCGATCTCTTTCTCGATGGCATCTTTCTGATCCTGAGAGAGAAGACTGCCGGACGTGATGCCGAGATTGCGCCAAAGTTTTTTTACCTTGCCTAAGATTTCTCCAGCTTCCTCTCCGCAGCCGATGGCTGGATATAAGAGGTTACCACCCATATCTGGATAGTCGGCAGTTGCTCCTGCTAGTTCCTGATACTCATTCAGTGTCATTTACAATCCTCGGTCTGCAATGTACTGCGCCAACGTCTCGAAGGCCTCGGTCAACGTGGACCCGCTTGCCTCGATCTCGTACTCGCCTTCGATGTGAAACTGCGTGTTCAAGATGAACTCATCCCGCCCGTCGTCATAGCGTACTGTTACGCTTCTCTCTATGGCTGGCATGTTATCCCTCGAACTCTTTGATCTCTGCGTTGCGACGATTCTGAAGACCGGCATTTACCGTTCCCTTGACGAATACCCAACGGCTAAACTGCTCTTCTGCCATAGTAAAATTACGCGCGTTGACGGCGGCAAGTAGTGACGACGTTACGAAAGCGTGAGCACCGACGTTGAAGGTGAAGTCGACCAGCGAATCGAACTGGTTCTGCGTAATCGGTACGTTGACGTACGTGTTGACGGTAGCTACTGCGTGAGCTATGTCCATGCGGAGATAGTCTACTGCTTGCTCAGCCGTAATAACCATCCCTTTGTAAACGCCCAGCGTGTGACCGTAGCCAATCGTGTAGACATACCCCTGGTCGGGGTAGGCTACGAGTCTAAGTGCCTCAGCTCGTTCTGTTAGGGATAGTCCTGTGTCGCTATAGACCATCCACGGATTTTGTGGCATAAATTATCCTTATTTAATACGTATTTAATACTTCAAAAGCTCGCGGCGGAGGTAAGGACTGCTGCGGCACCCCAGTAAATGCAGTGCCGCCAGTCTCGATAGCATCCGTACACGATTGACGCCACTACATCAGAGGCCACTAGAAATATAGGCATCCAAAGCTTAGGCGGGATCGTCATGTTCACGCAGCCACCTCTACAGGCTCCTCAGCCTTTACCTTGGTCCGAGTGACCTTGGCTTTCTTCTTGCAGTTCGAGCAGCGCCATGAGCCAAGGTGCCCTTCGCGATCCTTGAACTCTTTATCGTAGTCCACGAGGAGAGGCTTCTTCAGTGCAGCCACGCCACAGCAGACACTCGTGTAGTTGAACACCGGCTTCCCAGGTGCTACGACCTTGCGGACAGGTTTGTTGCTACGCTTTGACGCCTTCGAATTGTATTTGCTCTGAGCCACGGAGTCTTCTTTCTGGTTAGAGTTGCGTTGTAGTTTTCTCTTCTGGAGTGCAATAACAGACTCCATTGTTATATTGACGCCAGGGACAGAATTTGTCAAGTAGCCAAAAGCCCCATGACCGTTCTTTTACACCTGTACGAACAATTGTCCAGACGGGCGTCTTGTCTTTAAGAATGACGCGGTGCCTCCAGACTGCTGGTCGCCGTAGGACGCTTAAGCGGCGATAGAACTTGCGAATACGCAATTCGCCGACACCGTGGTCGTACATCATGTAAGGATCATCGCCCTTAGTCCAAGCCGTAGCTGGGGTGATAGTTGGATCATACGGCGTTTCTTCCCAATAGCCGCGCGTAAGGATCAGGCTAGTGTATCGCCACGGATGATCGTGGAGGTGAGGATCGCTATCTCCTAAATAGAACTTGTGAAGGTAAATGCGACCCTTCCCTTTGTTCTTACCGAAGTCCTTGTCGCGCGGGTAGATAAGGAACCGGCGCAGATAGATCACGCCCGGCTCATCGTCGCGCTCGATGTCGACGTAAGGGAATAGCTCAGTCATCGTGAACTCAAAGATACCGAGGCCATGCTCTTTGGCGAGAAGGTTCAGGGCAATGATGGCTGGAATAGCCATAAGGATAAAAAGGATAAAAATATACACTAATTCGACAATCATTTACCTGCCTCCAGTCTATCTTTGAATATAACTTTTCCGCCCTGGATAGTGATAGCTGGTCCAGGTGTGTTCATGATACCGGCTAAGACGTTGGCTGTGCGAAGATCCATGTCGGCCTTCAGGACAAATCTCTGCTCCGTATCGCGGACGAGGAAGACGATCATGTCGGATCGGGTTATTGGTTCGACTACGTATCTCATGCCTCCTTCTCCTTAGATAAGGTTTCCTTTGCCTGACGGTGAACCTGTTCGGGCGTTCCATGGAATCGGAAAGGAATGTTGCGGATCTTATAGGTGCTAAAGTTATGATAGTCCTGCCACTCACTACGCGGCGGTACTGTGGGGTAATGAATGTCATCTGGCATAAATACAGCCTACCACTATTCCGGTAGGCTGTCAAGGTTTATTTGTTGCCTTTTTGATCTATTTCAGTGCCTCTTGAACCTTCTTCCTACGTGCGGCCAGAAGCTCAGCTACCTTGAACCTGATCTTCTGTTCAAGTGCAGGGTTGTCCTTGACGGCGTCGATAGCCTTCAGGAAGCCCTGACCTATGTTCTCACCCTCGAACTTGAACCACGCGCCAGCCTGCTCGATTGCGCCGATGTCCTTTGCGAAGGTAATGAAGTCAGTACGCCGGTCGATACCCTTACCGTAGATCAGGTCCACGGTGGTCTCTTTAGCGGGTGCGCCTACTTTGTTCTTGACGATCTTGAGCCTCATACGGTGTCCGATGATTGTATCACCGACCTTGATGAGAGGACTCTTGGCCCCGTCAGTCGTCTCGCTGAGACCACGACGAACGTCGATACGTACCGATGCGTAGAACTTCAGTGCGCGACCGCCCGGCGTCGTCTCTGGGTTACCGTACATCACGCCAATCTTCTCCCTTATCTGGTTGATAAATATGACAGTTACACCGTGCAGAGAGCATTTCCCACGAAGCTTTCGCATCGCCTGGGACATCATACGGGCCTGCAAGCCCATGTGGGAGTCGCCCATATCCCCGTCTAGTTCGGCCTGCGGGACCAGGGCGGCTACGGAGTCGACTACAATGAGGGTAACAGTACCGGATTCTACCAGCGCCTCTACGGTCTCAAGGGCCTGCTCGCCGCTATCAGGTTGACTGATAACCAGCTCCTCGACGTTGACGCCCAGGGCTTCCATGTAGTTCGGGTCCAGCGCGTGCTCTGCGTCCACATAGGCGCACAGAGCTCCAGTCCGCTGCTCCTCGGCTACCGTCTCCAACGCTAAGGTAGTCTTCCCACCTGACTCAGGACCGAATAGCTCGATGATGCGACCGCGAGGGAATCCTCCGACGCCGATGGCGTCAAGGTCTAAGGTCGCAATGCCAGTCGGAATTGAGGGCATAGGCAGACCTACATGGTCTTTGAGCCGTACGATACTGTTGGTTGTTTTGAACTGCGCGTTTAGTGCCGCCGCCACCGTCTTGAGCTGCTTCAGCTTGTCGGCCTTGGATGTAGTGCTCTGAACGGCGAGCTGTGTGTTGACTATTACGTTAGTTGAAGTCGCCGATGTACTGCCCGTCGATTTCCCCGTCGAAGGGACTTGTGGTGTCTTCACTGCTGACTTCAGTGCTGCCAGTGCTTCGCTCATCTGATTGCTCCATATAGCTCATACAAGAAGACCCATCATCGTAAGTCTTTTTATCCAGTTTAGGATAAGTATCTATGATTGGATAGGACAGTAATGATCTCATTCTTTTCTGCTCTTGTTTTTTACCAACAAAGTAAAAATATCTATGCTTTGGCTGAGGTTTAACAACCTCAATGCCGTTTTCTTTAGCCCACCTTGAGGGATCATTTATACCGAAGCGATCTCTAACTGTCATAGGGTGGAGTACCTCCTCGCCAACCTTATAGAAAGAGTCATGAGCCTTTACAGCCCCGGTATACTTCCAATTAGTAGCTTGGTACACAATTCCAGCATGTCCTTGCGCGGAATCTGCATAACTTATTACAGCAGATGGCTGTTGTGTAAGCATTTGTAAACTATGGGATATTAGGTAGCTTGCACCATTTTTTGTACCAGAATCTACTACAAGTCTAGTAAGCTCATATAACCTAAAATCTCTATTTTTAAATGCATGCTTCTGTATGGGAGCAGAAGGTTGTCCATAACAGACTACACCTATTAAATTAGGCGCGTATAGTCCAAAGCCTTCCCAGAAAATTCCCAACCTATGTGAGTAATGTTTAGCACTCACGATCTTGTTGGCAGTTTTTTTGTCTATGCGCCTAACACTATAGTCCATTTAGTTACCTCTTTGTACTGCCTGCTGCTCACTCAGGGCCTTCCACTGTGCAATTGCACCCATGTATTTTAGGAAGTTAGTAGTGAATGTTCTTCCTCTCAACTGGACTAATGCAGCCTCGCCGTGGTTTACGTACACTTCGTCGGCAGTCCTCGTTAATTCGCCATACGTCGTGAAGTAGGTGAACCAGCAAACTTGACAGCCACGGTGCCTTGGTTCTTTTCCAGGTACGAACTTATGTCCACAGCTAGATTGAACGTATTTCAGCGTACCGTTAGCTGAACTGTCATAGACCTTGATAAGCCGGGTCTTCAGATTTATCCCAGCATCCTCGTCTATAAGACCGAAACCCTCTACGATCTCTTGTGCAGTAATAGGCGGAGACGGCGCGTCCGACAGGAAGGTAACCGTCTCACCAAACCGGGCCGTATCATTTACGTTTATTTCCACGTCGTTCCTCTCTCTCGATCAAAAGCTTCTCTGATGCTGTTAGGGCTACTTCGCCAATGCCGAACTTCTGGTTCAGGATGTTGCGCTGGTCGATGGTTGCGTTCTCAGGGAGTTCCTGCTTGAGCTGATCTACTACGGCTGGCCTGCTGTTATCGCTGAGTTGCGTAATTGGCATCTTCTTTAGTCCTCTTGATCTTGTTAGCTCTGTTGGTTGTGCCTACCGATTGACGGGTGACACGAAAATACAATGTAACAGGACTGATCTTGCGGTCACGCAAAACCTGACCCACTCTTTGCTCGATGTCGATGCGCTCTTGTTGTGTGAATGCCTCGCCCTCTTCCCAGATGTACGTCTGAAGGAACTTAGTCTTCTCGTCTTCGGTAAGCGCGTCTTCTACTGCACGCTCGACATCACAGAAGAAGTCAAGTGGTGAAGGACGTAACACATTAGGAGTAGCGTGACCACTATCGAAGTCGTTGTTGGCAACTCTAATCGAGCTACGCTGTTTATATCTTGCGTACTGGCCATCGATAGGCTCTGGAAACGCGTATGGGTCTCCAATTACATCATCGAAAGCTGCCTTGTTTTCTGCGAACCGATCTGCTCGGCGCACCCTACTTACGTTTGAGTCCACTCTTACCTTTCGTTACTTTCGTTATCTTCATTCCAGCCAAGATCTTAGCCCTAACCTTCGTACCAATACGCCCTATGGCTGTAAATATCCTTTTCCCTAAAGCAATAGCTGCCGGAGGGTTCTGAACGTATTGGGCTGCGTTTATAACTAAAACATCGTTATCTCGAAACTTGCCAAGAGCACGATTGCAAGTAAAACAAAGCAGGCCCCTTAACTCACCTGTAAGATGATTGTGGTCTACTGCGAAGTCATTTTTGAAGTCTGATCTTGGACGTTTACATATACCACAGCAACCATCTTGGGACTTGAATATTAGCCGGTAGTCTGCGAGTGTAATGTGAAACTCTCGTTGTAGACGAAGATCTTTGGCTCGTTCCTTCGGTGTCAACTTACTTAGTTTGATGGACAAGTTGTGTTTCCTTCGAGGAAGCAACCCATGTCAATAAGCTTCAAGTTCCCGTCTTTGTCTTCCGCCCAATTGCCAGCATTATGCAAGTCAGAGTCTTCGACACCATGGTAGCGGTTAACAAGATATTCGAGTTTCCTGATAGTATCTGAATGCCTCTTGTGACCGACTCGCTTGTATTTCGGCATAACGATTGTACCGTACGTGTGATTGAAGTACAGAATCTCTGGCATAAGGGGCTTGAACATCTGCCATCTCTTTGCCTTTGACTTCATGACCTTTCTGATAGCGTCGACCTCAAGCCAGCTATGCTCGATACTGTATTCGATACGTTCTATGGACTGACCCTCACACCTCGGTAATTTGATGATCAGGTCCGTACCGATGATCTGGTACGCGTCTCTGTACGCGCCCCCGCCGACAGGCCGTAGGCTGAATCCACATTGCACCATCAGTTGCCTCTCCGTCTTTGGGTGATGATAGCGTATTGCTTCGAGGGCGCTTTCACGACGAGTCATTAGATGCCGATCTCCTCAGTCTCTTTCGGTTCCTCAGCTATCGTCTCAGATGCAGTTGCGTCGACGGAAGCTGGTGCGGTTTTCTCTACGGCCTTTTTGAGACCGGCGAGGTTCTGGTTTTGTATCTGTGCAGCGTGGCCGACGTTGTGGTTGGCCATTGCCTGAATGACTTTCTTCTGATGCTCCGACATCTCACTTACGGTCGAGGTAGCTCCGTTCATGTGGAGTTCACACCGGCCACCAGAGCTATAGCGGCTCAGGCCTACGGTCAGAAGCATACGATCAGAGAACGTCGCCTCTTCTTCCATCGGCGCGCCGCTGTCGAACTGCATGACGTCGGCGGTATTGTTGTTCGCGATACGTGGGCGGTGCAGCGTCAACATGCAATCGCAGTCCTTCGCGATCTGTGACGAGCCGTCTACGTTATCGGTTGACACCATCCCACCGCCCTGGATACGGTTCGGCTGGAGGATGCGAATAATCTGGACACCGTAATCTTTCGCGATCTGCGAAATAACCTTGCTGATCTCCGATAGGTGCTCGGTACGGTTACGGCCTTGGCCTCGCGGCGTCGTATCGGCCAGTCGTTGAATGTTGTCGATGGCAATCCACTTTACTCCATAGCGTCGGATACAGGCACGCATCAGGTTATAGATGTCTTCGCAGTTCTTGTACTGAGGATAGCAGAAGTAGAAGTCTCCTTCACGATCCTGTACTTCCTTTTGAAGCTTCGGCACTGCCTCTTTGAACTTCGCGAGGAGAGCATGGGACTCAGCTTCGTCCTTTGGTAGGTTGTCTTCGATACCTGCCTTGTGCGAGACCCACTTACGGGCCATGCGAGCTCTCGTCATCTCTAAGCAGATGAACACACCGTCTTCACCGTATGTGGAGCACATGTGCTCCATCAGGTTCATCGCATAGGTAGTCTTTCCAACCTTCTCAGGTGCGAGAATGTCGATAA